TGTAATGACGCCCTTGACCTCATCATTACCCAATGATAGAACGCTGGGTATCTTATCTCCTATTATGTCGCCTATAGCTCTATCTACGCCGGCCCAGAATCTCTCGCTAGCTTGACTGAAGTCCTGCCAGGCATCGCCCTTGGTGACTGCCTCTAGGTGTTTATAGCCCCATGCAAATAGTCCTGTTGCTATACCTACGCCTATTGCTACCACCCCTATTGCTGCTATTAGAGGGGCGCCCATGACTGCCGCGCCTATAGCTCCTATTGCTTTAGCAGCTATTAGACCTGTGACTATACCAGTTATGGAGTTACGCACTGTCATACCAGCATGCTCCTCAAGTAGCTGTCTCTCTGCCTCAGTGTATAACTCATCCCGCTGAGATCGGCCGAGTCTTAAAAATGCACTACCCACATCTAGACTCTCTATGCCCCCCCAGGCTGTCATAACGCCGCCGCCTAATGCCTGAAGCGATCCCCATGCGCTGAGCCGCGCCTTAAAAAATGGGTAGACCTTTATCTCTGAGGGGTCAGCTATGGGAGCCTTACCGCTATCCCAGTGGAATATACGCTTCCATTGGGGGGCCTTCTTCCGCTCTATATCTATAATGCCGCCCTGCTTATTGGCCCAGCCCTCTACTCTCTGATTGCGACTACGCAATACTTCTATATCAGTAGTGGCCCCAGCCATTATCAGCGCCTTCTCCTTGATATCCTTGAATAGGAAGCCTAGTTCATTTAGTACGCTAGCGCTTATGATGCGTATCTGTTCGTCTGATGTCAGACCACGGAAGCGCGATGATATCATGAAGGCATCACCAGGATCGGGGTTAAGAGATATATTACGTATAACCTCGCGCTCTATCGTCTCCTCGATAACCTCGCGTATACGACGTCTTAGGAATGAGTTAGCATCTCCATACTGTATCTTGAATGTCTCCTCGTTTAATCCTAGTAGTGA